AAGCACTTGACATACTAGATGATGAACAAATTGAACATATAAAAAGAATAATAAATCGAGGTGGTAAACATGGAAGAGTTGGAGTGGACTCCCGACCTGATGCTCGAGGTAAAGCTAAACGAGAGTGATGATTTTTTAAAAGTTCGTGAAACACTTTCTCGTATAGGAGTAGCCTCTCGCAAGGAGAAAAAATTATACCAATCGTGTCATATCCTACATAAACAAGGCCGTTATTTTATTGTACATTTTAAAGAGTTGTTTGCATTAGATGGCAAGCCGGCTAATATTTCAATAAATGATATTGAAAGGAGAAATACGATTGCAAAGTTGTTATCTGATTGGGAACTTGTAGAACTTATTGGAAAGAGTGAACCTCAAGCTCCCTTGTCACAAATAAAAGTTTTATCCTATCGAGAAAAGGATGAATGGATTTTAGAGACCAAATATAATATTGGTAAAAAGCGAATTGAATAGTAGGAGATAATGAAGTGAATTTGAAATTAATGAGATTGAAGTCTGGTGAAGATATTGTTGTTGAACTTTTAGATGGTAAAGAAAGTCAGCAGCATATTACTGTAAAGAATCCTGCAATGCTAGTTCCTGTAGGTGATGGGAGAACTAGTATGCAAATGGGGTTGATGCCTTGGATGCCATTCAGTGCTAGCAAAGAGTATGAGATTCCTAAAGATTGGATCATAGTAATAACAGAACCTTTAAAAGATATTGTCAATAATTATAATCAAGTGTTCGGTTCAGGTATAGTTGTGCCTGATGTAAGTATAGACTCAAAGACTTTACTTAACGAATAATTTGTGTTATAATTAATAGATGAGTAATTTCTATATTAATGTAATCCAACGTGGGAGCCAGCTTCTTGTTCGTGAAATAGAAAACGGCAAGAGAGTTAATCGTAAGATAAAATGGAAGCCTACATTTTTTGTTCCCACTGATAAAGATACAAAGTGGAGAACTTTATCTGGAGAAAAAGTAGCTCCAGTTCAATTTCAAGATATTCATAAAGGAAGAGAATTCCTTGAGCAATATAAGGAGCAAACTCATTTAATTTCTGGGTTTGAACGATACCCCTATGTCTACCTGGCAGAGAAGTATCCTGGTATAGTTGAGTGGGATATCAACAAGATTCTAATTCTATCATTAGACATTGAGGTGGCGTGTGAGAATGGTTTCCCAGCTATAAAAGAAGCCATAGAACCTTTATTGTGTATTACAGTTAAGAACCAATCTAATAAGGCTATAAGAGTTTGGGGTACTGGTGAGTATAAAACAGATAGAGCAGATGTTACTTATATACATTGTGAAAATGAAATTGAGCTGATCAAACAGTTTTTAGAATTTTGGTCTGAGATACAGCCAGATGTAGTAACAGGCTGGAACGTCCAGTTCTTTGACATACCTTATCTGTGTAATCGAATAAGAAATTTGTTAGGTGATGAGGCGATTGAAAAACTTTCATCTTGGAAAATAGTTAAAGAAGAATCTACTAGGATGATGGGTAGAGAACAACAGAAGTATAATATTTTTGGTGTTTCTATACTAGATTATCTAGACCTATATAAAAAATTTACATATACTAATCAAGAATCATATAGATTAGATTATATTGCGGAGGTTGAGTTAGGTGTAGGTAAGACAGAAAATCCACACGAAACATTCCGAGATTGGTATACAAATGATTATCAATCGTTCGTTGATTATAATATCAATGATGTGGAGTTAGTTGATGCCATGGAAGATAAGATGAAGCTGATTGAATTGGCTTTGACTATGGCATATGAGGCCAAGGCTAATTATAATGATGTGTATTCTCAGGTTCGTATGTGGGATGTAACTATCTATAACTTTCTCAAAGAGAAGCATTTGGTAGTTCCCATGAGAAGAATAGCTGATGGCGCCGAAAAGTATGAGGGTGCATATGTAAAAGATCCTCAGACGGGCTTACACAATTGGGTGATGTCATTTGACTTGAATAGTTTGTATCCACATTTGATTATGCAATATAATATCTCACCAGAAACATTGGCTACAGAATCTAATAGTGAAGTTAGCGTAGATAAAATGTTAGAAAAGTCTGTTGAAATTATAGACGATGGTTATACAGTAACTCCAAATGGTGCAAGATTTAGAAAAGATTTTCAAGGTTTTCTACCGCAGTTGATGGAGAAGATGTATAATGATCGGGTGAAGTTTAAGAAGTGGTCGTTAGAAGCCAAACAACGATATGAAAATACAAAAGATAAAAAATATTTGAATGAACTCTCCAAGTATAATAATATACAGATGGCAAGAAAGATTGCACTGAACAGTGCTTACGGAGCTATAGGGAATCAGTACTTCAGATATTATGATAGACGTATGGCTACTGCGGTTACCACATCTGGTCAGTTGAGTATTAGATGGATAGAGAATAAAGTTAATGAGTACTTGAATAAAATTTTACAGACAACGGATAAAGATTATGTGATAGCCTCTGATACAGATTCCATATATGTAACATTTGATGAGTTAGTTTCTAAAGTTGCCCCAAAGAATCCAGTAGACTTTTTAGACAAGGTTGCATCAGAAAAATTTGAACCGTATATCACTAAGTGTTATGAGGAGTTGGCTGAGTATGTACACGCATATCAACAGAAGATGGAGATGGCAAGAGAAGTTATTGCCGACAAAGGAATATGGACAGCTAAGAAACGATATATTCTGAATGTACATGATAGTGAAGGTGTGCGTTATGCTGAACCTCAGTTGAAAGTAATGGGTATCGAGGCAGTGAAGTCCTCAACTCCAGCACCATGTAGAGAAATGATCAAGTCTGCCTTGAAGGTAATCATCAATGATGATGAGAAAACATTAAATACATTCATACAAACTTTCCGTGAAAATTTTATGAAGTATCCGCCAGAGAATATAGCCTACCCAAGATCGTGTAATAACTTAAGACATTATGCTGATCCTTCGGCAGTTTATAAAAAAGGTACACCCATGCACGTTAAGGGAGCTCTAGTATATAATTTTGTATTGAAGAAGAAAGGACTTGAAAATAAGTATCCACTAATACAGGAAGGAGACAAGATAAAGTTTATTGAGGTAAGAACACCTAACATATACCAGACCAATGTAATATCGTTTATGACAAGATTACCGAAAGAATTTGACTTGCATCATATGATAAACTATGATATAATGTTTGATAAGAGTTTCGTTGATCCTTTGACTTTTATTCTTGACCAAATTGGTTGGCGTGTAGATAGAAGTTATGGAACACAAACCACATTGGAGCATTTGTTCTCATGATACAAGAGTTGTATGATTATTTGCACGAGCATGACTTCTACCTGAACCGAGGAGAGTTTCGTTATTGTACAGAGAAGTATGGTAAGGAGGAGTTTCGCCTTACTATAGCTCAGTATGTTTCTGAAAAACGTCCGCCTTTTCCTTTCCGCAAATTGTCGTATGAGGACATGGTAGATAATTTCCAGAAGCTTCAGAAGGCAGACTATACAAAATTTATTACACCGAAAGATCAGATTGATAATGATGTGATAGAGAAGTATGATGACTATAAGTATGAGTTTCAAACTTGCGGCCAAGGTCTAATTGATACCCCATCAACTTATAATATCTGTAGTGATTATTTTATGAATCATTTACGTTTACGCTGTGGGTCATATGGTTTTATGGCGCCGGCTCAGGTGTGGGAAGAAGGTACACCGAAACAGATATGGTCATCTATAGGTGGCTTATGGAGAGGAGTAAATTCCGCGGAAGATTTAAGTCCCAAGAGTGTAATGGAAGTATTGCGTCTTGGTACATATATTGCAACACAGTTTAAGCCTATAGTTGCAAAGGTCATTTATAATATGACAGAGGCTAAGACTGTATTAGATACGTCAATGGGTTGGGGTGATAGACTAGCTGGGTTCTTTGCATCAAACGCAACACACTATATTGGGTGTGATCCAAACCCGAATACGTTTCAAATATACTCCAAAATGATTAGAGAGTATAGTAAGATGGCACCAGGAAAGACTACACAAATACATAGGTGTGGTGCAGAAGATTTACCTTGGGATATGATAAAGGATGTTGATTGTGCATTTACATCTCCCCCATACTTTGCAACTGAAAGATATAATGAGGGTGGTAAATTTGAAGAAGATCAATCTTGGTCCAAGTTTGCAGAATATGAAAGGTGGCGTGATGAGTTTTATCTCCCTGTGGCTCTAAATAGTTTTAATGCTTTAAGTGAGAAAGGATTTCTAATGACTAACATTATGGATCCCAAAATTAAAAACGTGAGATACTATTCATGTGATGAATTAGTAGATCATATACAACCGGATTTTCTTGGGCAAGTTGGTATGAGAATCATGCAACGGCCGCAGGGGAAGAATAAATTTGAAACTAAGGAAGCGTTAGTCGAATTTATGAATAAACTATACATAGAAAATGTCTGGTGTTTTGGAAAATATAAGACGTTTGATTTGTTTCGCCATAAACGGAGGGCGACTCTGGAAGGTCTGTTCCAGTAGGAAATATAATAAATTATGTTAAGAGCTTTTTATAGAAGTAAGAAATGGGCCACGTGGGCTTATGGTGGAGGTGCTTTATTGATGGCCTCATTGTGGATACAGGTACAGATTACCGTAGCAATAAACAAATGGTATGGTGGGTTCTATAACTTACTACAAACAGCAGCAGACTATAAAGATAAACAAGCCGAAGGCATTACGTTGTTCTATGATAAGCTAATTAGTATATCATATATTACAAATGGGTTTGAAGGAGAGCCATCGTTTGCAGTATTGGCGTTCCCTTATGTATTGTTGGCTGTAGCTACAGGTTGGTTCACTAGAATTTATGGACTACGATGGCGCCAGGCTATGACGTTTGATTATATACCACGATGGAGAACAGTCAAAGAAGAAATAGAAGGTGCATCTCAACGTATACAAGAAGATTGTAATAGGTTTGCTAGAATAGTAGAGTCACTAGGCTTACAAGTAGTGAGAGCTGTGATGACACTGGTGGCATTCATACCAGTACTGTGGGCATTGAGTGCTCACGTTACCATTCCATTCTTTAGTGAGATACCAGGCTCATTAGTATGGGTAACACTTGCTGTATCTTTAGGTGGTTTAGTAATCTCATGGTTTGTTGGTTGGAAACTGCCAGGACTTGAATACAACAACCAGAAGGTAGAGGCAGCGTTTAGAAAAGATTTAGTATTAGGTGAAGATGATAAGGTTCAGTATGCTCAACCAGATACTATATGGAGTTTGTTTACTGGTATAAGATTCAACTATCATAGACTGTACTTACACTATGGTTATTTTGATACATGGATGATTACCTATGACCAGTTTATGGTTATTGTTCCGTATCTGATTATGGGACCGAGTCTATTTACTGGTGCAATAATGTTAGGAATATTAGTACAGGTTAGTAATGCTTTCAGTAAAGTGCATGGTGGGTTTGCATTGTTCTTACACAACTGGACAACCATCACAGAGCTGAGAAGTATTTGGAAACGTCTGCATGAGTTTGAAAATAATTTAGATAAGTATGAAATTAAATAATGCTCTTGGCGGTGTACAAAAACAAGAAGTATAAAACAATAAATGTGCCTCTTTCCATGAAGGATGAAATTAAAAAGATGCTCAAGGAGAGAGGAATAGAATGGTATACAATGAGTTATAGTGAAGGAGAAAAGGAAGATGTCAAACTTCTTGAAGAATGTAATTAAGGAAACAGGTAATGAATATGGAACGATTGTTAGTGATGGGCTTGCTACTGCCGATGTCTCTGGTTATGTGGACACTGGCAGTTATGTGTTTAATGCTTTGTGCTCCGGTTCTTTATATGGTGGGTTGCCTCAAAATAAGATCACAGCGATTGCAGGTGAGTCGGCAACAGGCAAGACGTTCTTTGTCTTAGGAGTATGTAAGGCGTTTTTAGAAGATGAGCCTGAAGCTAATGTAGTATTTTTTGAGAGTGAATCAGCAATCACCAAAGATATGATTGAGGAGCGTGGTATAGATTCTACAAGAATGGCCATACTTCCAGTAACAACGGTGCAAGAGTTTCGTTATCAGGCGTTAGCGGTACTTGATGCATATGAAAATGATGAAGAAAGAAAACCATTAGTGATATGTCTGGACAGTCTGGGAATGCTATCTACAACAAAAGAGATAGAAGATACAGAAGCCGGTAAAGAAACCAGAGACATGACTAGAGCCCAGATTGTCAAGGCTACTTTTAGAGTATTGACTTTGAAGTTAGGTAAGCTAGGTGTACCATTGATATTGACTAACCACACCTATGATGTGATTGGTTCCATGTTCCCTCAAAAAGAGATGGGTGGTGGTTCTGGACTCAAGTATGCGGCATCTCAGATCATTTATCTCTCAAAGAAGAAAGAGAAAGACGGTACAGAGGTGATAGGTAACATCATACATTGTAAGACGTACAAGTCTAGACTAACAAAAGAGAATCAAATGGTAGACGTTAGGTTGTCTTACACGAAGGGTTTAGACAGATATTATGGTTTATTAGATTTAGCTCTTGAAACTGGTATATTTAAATCAATTTCTACACGGGTAGAACTGCCTGATGGAACAAAACAATTTGGTAAGACGATCAATAACAATCCCGAAACATATTTTACCGAAGAAGTAATGGCAAAGTTGGAATTTGAGGTGTATAAAAAATTCAAGTATGGGTAAAGCTTCTGATTATGTTAAGGATCATTTTCCTCATATAAAACATATGATGCAGGCAACGGAATACCGTTTTGAGTTGGCTCATTCTAGAGTAGAAATTTGTAAAACTTGTGAGAAATATAATGAACCTATTAGATTATGTACTGAATGTAAGTGTATTGTCCCAGCGAAAGCTTTGGGGATGGGACAATACTGTCCTATAGGCAAATGGTAATGGATAATTACATTAAAGTTTATGATAATGTTATAGATGAGGTGTCGTGTAAGACTCTGATAGAAAAGTTTGAGGACTCCCATGAGTACTATCAAACAGTCCATCAGGAAGATGGTGATGAATCTATTTCCTTTGAACAAATAACATTAGTTGAGCATGAAGAATGGAAATCCGTGCAAGATGGAATGTTAGAGGTGTTTCAAGATTATATTATGCATTATAAGATTGATTGTAATATAATGGCAAAACAATGGCCGGTTTCATATGGCTATGAGGCTATAAGAATGAAACGATATCTTGCTAATGATTATGATAGATTTGATCCTCATGTTGATGTTATGAATTATGAAACTGCACGAAGATTTCTTGCCTTCTTTATCTATGTAAATGACGTAGAGGAAGGTGGTGAGACTGAGTTTGTGAATATTAATAAGCCAGGTACATATATTCCATATAAAGTACAGGCAAAGAGAGGACGACTGTTGATGTTTCCACCTACATGGCAATATTACCATGCAGGTTTGAAGCCAGTATCAGGTATGAAATATCTTTTACATTCGTATTGTCATTATGGCTGAACATTATTCATATCATTATGTGACACATAAAGAAACTGATCAACAGGGATACAGAATAGGGGAAGGTAAATTTGCTGGTGTAGTGTGGAATTATAAAGATGTCAAATTTCCTATGTATAGTGAGGAAGGTCTGATGATAGATCCAGAACGAGCTGAGGAGATTCCCTTGACATTTGAGTATGAAGTGTTGTATAATCCAACAGATGAGAATTTAACTACAGGTGAATTTGACGCAGCTGTAGGTGATATATTATTAAATATTATTGATGAGAGTTTAGAGAGTGACCAAATTGAATTTAACACAGAGAATAGAAACGACGATATTGAGCAGTCTGATATATAATGAGGAATACACAAGAAAGGTAATCCCATTTGTAAAGCCTGAGTATTTTCAAGATGGAATTGAAAAGGTTATTTTTCAGACGATTGAGAGATATACTAATAAGTATAAATCTACTCCCAATATCGAAACCCTTATTATAGATGTTCAGAAAGTTTCTCTTAATGAGGAACAGTATAAGGTGGCCTTAGAATATCTATCTCAAACTATATTTGTTCCAGAAGCTGATCAACAGTGGTTGTTGGATGAAACGGAACGATTCTGTAAAGATAAGGCTATCTATAATGCCATTCTTGATGGTATTCATATTATAGATGGTAAGTCAAAAGAACACACACCCGAAGCTCTACCCTCTATTCTAACAGATGCCCTGGCCGTATCATTTGATACTCATGTCGGTCATGATTATATAGAACAGGCAGATGAACGGTATACTTATTACCATGAAGTAGAAGATAAGATTCCATTTGATCTTGATTTCTTTAACAAGATAACCAAAGGTGGTCTCCCACCTAAGACATTGAATGTTTGTCTTGCTGGTACTGGTGTGGGTAAATCATTGTTTATGTGTCATGTCGCTGCATCATCATTACTTCAGAATAAAAATGTTCTATACATAACAATGGAGATGGCTGAAGAAAAGATAGCTGAACGTATTGATGCCAACCTGATGAATATATCATTAGAAGATTTGCACGATCTTCCAAGGCGTATGTATGATAGTCGTATAGATAAGATACGAAAAAAGACAACAGGGAAGCTGATTATCAAAGAGTATCCAACTGCATCTGCACACTGTGGACATTTTCGTGCATTGCACAGTGAACTCTTATTGAAGAAACAGTTTCGTCCAGATATAATCTTTATTGATTATATAAACATCTGTGCATCCAGTCGATTCAAGTATGGTAGTAATGTAAACTCCTATACTTATATCAAAGGTATTGCAGAGGAGATGAGAGGTCTGGCTGTAGAGTTAAATGTTCCAATATTATCAGCTACACAGACAACCAGACAAGGATTTACATCAACAGATATAGGACTTGAAGATACATCAGAGTCGTTTGGGTTGCCGGCAACAGCCGATCTTATGTTTGCATTGATATCAACAGAAGAATTGGAACAGTTGAATCAGATATTGGTGAAACAGTTAAAGAATAGATACAATGATCCGACAACCAATAAGAGATTTATTATAGGTGTAGATAGAGCTAAGATGAAACTTTATGATGTGTCACAGAAGGCTCAGACTGATTTGGTTGATACCGGTCAAACAGATGTAACAAATCTTGAAGATAGATTTTCTGACTTTAAGATTTAATAATTTACAGCCACGGCGCTTACTTTAGGATCTATTCCTATTTTACCTTTTTGGCTATTAAGCTGATTTTGAGTTCTAAAGCATACATCTCCACTGTATCTATAATCATTATCTCTTTCTACTTTCCAGCCTGTATTTTGCCAGAGGCCTG